TGAGTTGTCATTTATACCTGCAATAGGATTAACTATTGGGTATGAACATCAGTACAGAGAAATAGCCATCATATTTGGTTGCTTCTTACTTACAATAGAGTTTAAACGTAAAAAAACCAAAAAACGCAAATCATGAAGTACTACAGAAAAAAAGTAGACCATGACGTGCTTATCACAGAAGATAAGTATCGTACATTATCATTTTCTAATCAGTTAGATTATGAGCCAGTTCCTCACACATATAATAATGAGGAAGATAATGACATAATAGATGATGTCATTGATATAGCTGGTGCAGCTTTAACTCTTGGAAGCATGTTCAGTGATGACACAAGCTCATCATCAAGCTTTGACTCAGACTCAAGTTCATCATTTGATGGATTTGGTGGAGGAGACACAGGTGGTGGTGGTGCAGGTGGAGATTGGTAATTGAATTAGTGTAAATAAATTTTTAATAATAAACAACAAAACAATGGCAAAAACAGCAACACCAGAAGATTTCAAATTTGAAGACAGCAAATTTAAATTAGTAATTGAAGCAACAGGTAAAGAAGATGGAGAAACCATCGCTAATCACATAGAAGCAGAAGTGCGTTGTGAGGCAGACTTTGCTTTATCAGTAATTGAAAACTTCTTTGATAAAGACCCAGAAATGGAATCTTTATTCAGAAAAGCAATTGCTATGCGTTCTTTAAGCTCTTTATTAGATGGCAAGTTAAAAGAAATGCTTGCTGAATTAGAAGAAGAAGTGGAAGAACCAAAAGAAGAAACAAAATAATACTAACAAGCCAGGATATGTAATAGTATCCTGGCTATTTATGGGGGTGTATTGGAATTGATCCACATGAGACAGGTAGTATCACATGCAAGGGCTGGTAGAGCCTAAACATTCTATCAAAGAATAAACGCAAAGTCTAAATCTGAGCGTGTTGCAGAAGGAGCTAGCATCATTGCTATGGCCTTCGCTTCTGAAGTAGCATTAGCTGCCTAAGGCAACTGGGTGGTAACAACCTGGAAACAGAAAGTTACAAGCTGGTACAGTTAGAGATGCTACCTATTTAAGTGAATCTCCCACAGTTGCTGATAACAATGGAAAAATAGGAATCAGATGGTGGATGTCTATACCATATAGACCCTATACGGTGCAAATACTTGTCTTAACAGACGGATGGAGCAACAGAAGGATAAAAGTTACTAACCACACCCTTCAGTATTAGTACTAAGCATGTAAGAATGGTATTATTGGTACTTGTGGAGACAGGGGTTCAACTCCCCTCACCTCCACCAAAACATACAATTATGAAATTAACAACAAAACAGAAAACATGGCTATCAGCATTATCTATTGCTATAGCAGCAGGTATATTCTTCATTGGATTTGAATATGTACCTAAACTTGGTGGCAAGATATTCTTAGTCATCTTTGCATTCATCCTAGTTAAATGGGTGAATGATTTTATCAAACATGAAAAACAAAACTAATGGCAAAGAGTAAAAAACAAGTGGTTGAGTTAAAAGCTCATTTCTTCATGAATGTAACAAATGGTACAGTGCACACTATTTATGATGATGGTGATGATCAAGTGATATTAGCTGCAGCATTTGCATCAGCTATGATGGAAAATCAAAACTTATTTGATATCATCAGCACAGCATTTCTTACATTAATTGATAGTAAAGAGAAAACTCCAGTTAAAAAGAAAGCTGCTCCTAAGAAAAAATAGTAGGATTATTTGGTAATGTGAAATATATTTCCTATATTTGTATCATGAATGACTATTTAATATATGGACTTAGATGTCCAAAGACAGATGATTACAGATATATAGGTAAGAGTAGCTCAGGTATAAAAAGAGCTAAGTCACATCTAATATATTCACATAGTGAATCAGTAAATAAATGGGTGTCAGATTTAAGAGAGCAAGGTCTTTGTCCTTTTGTGGACATAATAGAGCTCTGTACAGAGCAAAATCTAGTAGAAAAAGAAAAATACTGGATAAAGTTCTTTGAGGACAAAGGCTGCAAGCTCTTAAATGTATATATTTATAAAAGTGATTATGTGGCACACCTTAAGGAAGATATTGATATTGCTCAATATAATCTTGAGAATGCTTTAACTAGAGTGAATAATACAATTGAAGAAATATCAAAAACACCTGGATTTATTAGAAATAGAAGAAAAGTTCTAAATGTAACCCAACAACAGCTAGCTGAAATGGCTGGTATTACAGTTAGAACATTAAACAGTATTGAATCAGATAAAGGTAATCCTTCTTATGCAACTATAGTAAAGGTATTAGATATATTAGGATATAAACTAATACCTGTTTTTAAGACTGATAAATTAAATAACACATTATGAAACTATATACAGAATACCATTTAAAAGAAGCATACTTTAGAGGGGTGTATAATGGAATAAATCATATACAAGGAGGATATTTTGATGTTCAAGATTCTTTAACACCAATAGTACTACCAAGTGATGAGGAGATAGAATGGGAATCAAGAAATCATTGTAATATTAAACAAGATTTAATAATTGACCATGAAGAAAGGTATTATAAAGATTTTCAAAAATATGATGCATTTATTGATGGTGCTAAATGGCTAAAAGAACAAATACTTAACCAAAACAACAAATAACCTATGAAATGGGAAATTAATAGAAAAGAAGAACCAAAAGTTGGTGATGTTAGATATAAAACCAGGTTTGCATTCTTACCAACACGTGTTCTTAGCAAGATAACAATGACTGACCATATGGTATGGTTACAATTATATCTTGAAGAGCAAGAATATATGAGAATAGTAGATTTTGATGTACCTTTTGGATTTGAAGAGTGCTGGATAACTACAGCTAAAACAATACATGTATGAGAAAATATATAAATGCAATCCTGTCTATTAGTTCTGTATTGATGTTGTTTTACATCATACACAACCAGAGACAGCAAATAGCAGCTAAGCAAACAACCATAGATAGCCTACAGACAGAACTATTCATTAGTAATGCAAACCTTGGCAGATATGAAATGACATTAGAGCTAATGTATGAGAAAGATATACAAGCTGCAACAGAGTTTGAGAAAGTATACAATAACCAAACAGAATAATGGGAACAATAAAAGGAAGAAGTATCGTTGACTGCTATCATCCAACTAATGATGATCTGTGGTGTCAGCTTGAAGTTTTCTGGAAACATGAATCAAGTCCAGCTGTAATGTATTACAATGATGGATCAGGTTATCCAGGTGATGAATCATTTGAGATTATTAAATCAACAATGGTTTCTTATTGTGGTGAGCCTGTACAACATATGACAGAACCACATTGGATTGATTGGGACCAAGTAGTAGAAGATATTAACATAGAAGACTAAAATGACTAAATCACGGAACATTAGAAAGAAAGCACCTCAAAGGATTTTAAGAACTAATCCTATTGAACAACATTACACAGACTGTTTAGAATGTGGACATGTACACAATATACAAGCGTTAAACAAGTTTTATGAAAGACAAGGTAAGAAGTCTATACACTATCTATGTGATAAGTGTAACAATAGAATGCGTTTAACAACTACAAAGTTAGGTTTCTTGGTGTTTAACCAGCAATCATTGAATGGTTATGTCAAGAAACAATGGGAAGATGTATTTGAAGCAGCCAAGGTACAAATTCCTCAGGATGTTAAAGATTGGTTGAAAAGAACATATGAACCTCCTAGAAAGAGGGAAGCAGTTAAATAAAATGGCAACAAAAATAGAAAAAACTATCACTTTTAATGATTGGGCACGTAAATTTGCAGTGTCAACCTTGTGGGACAATGAAAAGTTTGAAAACAGACAATTCTTGAAACAATTAGATGAAGCAAGGCCAATTTATGAAGCTAAACGAAATAAACGAAACTAGTTATGAAGATACTCATCTATGATATAGAAACCATGCAGGAGTTGTTTCTAGTTTGTATATATAATCCTGAGACAAAACAATGGCATGAATTCCAGGTGAGTAAAAATACAAACCAGATAGATGGATTTGTAAGATTCACAGAAGACTATAAAGATTATCATTGGGTAGGTTATAATAACCTACGCTTTGATAGTCAAGTGGTAGAGTGGATCATACGTAACCATCAGAACTGGCATGAACTAGGAGCACTTGAAGTTACAGCTAGAATAGCCCAAAAGGCTGCAGATGTAATACATGATGCAAACTATGATGTATTCCCAGAATATAGGGAAGAATGGTTGTCTAACAAGCAGATAGATTTATTCAGAGTGAATCACTATGACAATAAGAACAGACGTGTGAGCCTGAAGAGACTAGAGTTTGAAATGGATCTTGAGAACATTGAAGAGATGCCAATTCATCACACTAAGACAGGTATGACAGATGAAGAGATTCAAATGACCATAGAATACTGTCGTAATGATATATATGCAACTTATGAATTCTACAAGGTAACAACAGGTGATACAGATCATCCATTATACAAAGGCAACAATCAGATTGAGCTTAGACAAGATATTGAAGAAGAGTTTGGTATCCCATGTTTAAACTATTCTGATAGTAAGATTGGTGATGAGATGATTAAGAAGTATTATTGCCAGGAGAAAGGTATACACTATTCAGACTTACCAAAGAAAGGCTATTTCCGTAAAGAAGTGAAAGCTAAGAACTGTATAGCTGATTATGTAGCATTCCAGACAACAGAGTTACAAGCATTCCTTAAACATGTACAAAAGCAAGTGTTTACACTTACAGATGATTTTAAGGAGTCATTGGAATTCTATGGTAATACGTACACATTTGCCAAGGGTGGTCTTCACACAGAGAATAAACCAAAGATATTTGAAGCTGATGAAGATACATTGATTGTAGACTGGGATGTATCTAGTTATTATCCTGCTATTATTATCAACAATGGTCGTTATCCTGCCCATTTGGGAAAGGAATTCCTATTGGGATACAAAGCTATGTTTGAGAAAAGACTTGAACTAAAGCCTCTGGCCAAGAAAGATAGAAAGATTAAGGGTATTGTTGGTGCGTTAAAGCTTGCTGTAAACTCTGTTTATGGTAAAAGCTCTGACATGCAATCATGGATCTATGACAGACAACTTACAATGTTTACCACTATTACAGGTGAGCTTAGTCTATTGATGCTTATTGAAGCTTATGAATTGGCTGGTATACATGTGATATCTGCCAACACTGATGGTGTAACCATTATGGTGAGCAAAGATAAGGTTGATAAGATGCATGAGCTTAACAAATGGTGGATGGATGTCACTCAGTATGAATTAGAGCGTACAGACTATGCAAAGATTATCTTCAGCACAGTAAATGACTACATAGCAATCAAAACAGATGGAGAAATTAAGAAAAAAGGTGATTTCCTTACGGACTTTGAGCTACACAAGAATAAAAGTGCTCGTATTGTCCCTATTGCTCTTGAGCAGTGGTTTGTTAATAATGTTCCTGTGGCTGATACTATTACTAACCATAGTAATATTTATGATTTTTGTTTACGTCAGAAGGCTAGTAAAGACTTTCATTATGAAGGAGTAGCTGGTCCAAAGAGAACTGTATACAATAAGCTAATTCGTTATTATGTATCTAAAACAGGAGAAAAGCTGTTGAAGGTTAAAAACCCTGAATGTACTTCTAATGCTGCTGATATAAGCCAAGTGGAAGCTGGTGAATGGG